GGATATGCTTAGGTACGGTGTCATGTTCAACGCGCCCTTTCACCTGTGACCGTACCAATGACTTATCAATTACTCCACCGTTACCGAAGCTGGTTTCCAGCCGCTTAGTAGCGTCATTGATCTGCACCACTACGAAGTTGCCGTAGAACTCGCGGGTATAAGCGTTGAGGATATCTTCGGCATTTTTCTTGTTTTCCCTTACAGAGCGGCGCGCTTCCTTGATCATGTTGATGTATACGTCCCCAATGGCTTGCATAGGTAAATTAACAATATTGGCGTACTTGCTGCTGACGAGTACACCTGCTGCGATACTGGCGGCGCAACCAGCGATCCAGTAACGCTCGTCACCTTCCGCTGCTACACGTTTGTCCAGCTCCCAATACACTTTTTCGTATACCCGTTTAGCTACGTCTGGATTACGGACCAGCCACTGGACATAGTAGTGTCCAGCGATGCCGGGATTGGTGCGTAAATTTTTGAACAGCTTTTTGTCATCGGCGTCCCACGTTAACTTCTTGTCCATTTTCAGTTCTAAGAAGCGGCGTAGATGACCTTCTGACATTTGCTTACGTACGGCGCTGAAGAAGTCTGTGATGTGCTTGTTGGACGCCAGCAGCATTAGCGTGCGCCAGTTAGTGTAGTTTTCACGCTCCTCATTAGCTGCTGCTTTAACGCGTTCTTTACCCTGCCCCAAAGTCGTGTCCATGATGAACGCACTGATCCAGTCGAATTCTTTATTGACTTCCGTTATTTCATCGATGATCAGCGGCAGGCTATTCAACAACCCCATGCGAAATTCCTGTGCGATGGCGGAAGCGTGGGGGTTCATGATGAACTTTCTGGTGCCCCAAACGCTGGCTGCTAAGGTCAGCGCCAATGACTTACCTGTACCCGTTTGACTAGAACCAATGTGGAATGTCAGAGCATCTGTATCATCCCCACTGAACCGCATTAGTGGGGCACCAAAAGCGGTTAAAGCCATGGCAAGTATTTCGTGGTGCCCGCGATTGATCAGCATGGTCACTACTTGCTTCCAGTCTTCCAGCCGCCCTCCGTATTTCGTGGCCTTGGTAAGGTTAGCTAGCTTAGGCATGGGGATTTCCTGCTCCCCATGGGGTCCATAGACCATGCCACCAATTACAAAAGTACCGTTTTCTTGCCAGCCAAAAGTTTCCGGAACACGGATAGCTCGCCGGGCGGAAGACACATCGTTTACGGCCCCGCGTACGTAGTCGAACAAGTACTTGTCGTTACCTGCACCATAAGCCGCCAAGATGTTTTGGCCAGCCAAAGTCTTAGCAGTTTCATCCTTGCTTACCAACGCTTTGGTGGGGATCAACAACTGGACCGGGCCTTCTGGTCGCATCGCCAGTAGCTGGGCGTAATGTCCTTCCTGCCCCCCGTTCAGCAGATCTACGACAAACAGGTCGTATGGCAGGACGAGTTTAGGGGTCTTGAAGGCGTTGCCTTCTGGGTCCACACCTACGTCTTCCCTGTATATGCCACCCTTAGCGCCGTAGGTGAAGCCGTAGGGGGCAGAGGGCCTAGTTACCGTGATGGGCGCAGCCTGCGCGTCCATAGAGGCGATCTGGACCTGTTTTGGCGTGTTGTCGGTCTGGATCGTGTGCCCCAGCGCCAAGGGGTTGGTTATGTGGCCCCAGTGGGGGCAGCTTGGACAGATGCCGGGACACTCGGTATCGAACTTGACGCATGGATATGGCCCTTTGATTCCACGCAGCTTTTGCTGCATGCGGGCTTCTGGGTAGGGGTGCAGCTTGGACAGATACTTGGACGCTTTATCTCCATCCGCGCATACCTTGGCCTGAGACAGCAGGCCACGCCACACCGGTTCCATACCGTCGTCACTAGCGTTTTCTAGGTAATGGGCTAGCTGCAGGCATCCTGTACCAGCTGCTGTGCGGTCTAAGATTGCCTTGAAAAAGGTGACTCGGTTTTCCAGCACATTGACCAGCGTCGGACTGGTCATTACTGGCCGCTCCCCCGGAATGTTCAGGGTGGATGCAGGCTCATGCGGGCTTTCTAGGGTGGAAAGGATGTTGCTGGCTAGCTCGCTGAGCTGGTAAAAATCTCCAGTGATTCTTATATTCACTGGCTTCGGGTACTTCCAGTTTGTTGTACCCGGTACTCTTAGGACACGAGCAGCGTCAGCTGTTACAGTGAAATCGATATTGAAACCGTGCTGCTTGCACAGCCGCTTCAGGTTTTCAGCTACGGGCTTCCACTCCGCTATCGGAACGTGTTCAGTAAGTGGCCAATAGACATGCACACCCCCGCCCGAGTCCACTACCCACGGGGAGGGCATACCTGAAGCTGCTAAGAAAGCGTCAAGGGCTTCAACTGCTGCCTTCTTGGTTGGGTACGCCTTGCCCTTGCCGCAGTCAATGTCCATGAACAATGCGCGCATGAACTGCGCATTGTCAGCGCGTCTGTTGCCAGCCTCCTTGAAGCTGGCAAGGGCGAAGTAGGTGTTTAGTTCTTCGCTGTCGAACCGCGTGATGTGTTGCTGGAGTTCCTGTAGGTTGGTTGCGTAGGCATGCTCTTTTTGTTTACTGCTTAGTTCAGCTATGCAGTACGTGCCAGAAGTAGGCAGTACTGCTGCTAAAAAATCCAGCGGTTGCATTACCTTCCCCCAGTTGCGCTGCTTTGGCTACATCTTGATGTTAAATCTCTGACACGCTTTCTTCCACACCTGTTCTGCATTGGGGGAAGTTCGTAAAAAATCTAGCAGAACTTTTACTCGGTCATGATAGCCCTGTCTGACCTGTCCGCCAGTGATCCAATGATAGACGGTCTGGCGTGCAGCGCCAGTAATTTTTGAAATCCGGGTGACTGAAAATTCATGGTGCGCTGCCCATCGACCTAGTTGGTTGCCGAGTGTTTTAGGAGCCTTGTTGATAGTAGCTCTCAGATCCGCTGAGTATCCTACGGGCATTAGGCACCCCCTTCAGTACCGCGTACGTTAGGACCATGGAACTCTATGATCATCTGTGGGTTGATACGGAGCCTTATGGACTTATGGTAGAACGGCCCCGGCACGGCAGTGTGCGTTGTTTCCGCAAACTCGCGCATCTGCTTCTCTAGATTTTTGTAGGCTTCGTAATCTAGGTGGAAGTAAGCGACTGTAGACATGGTTATCCTTATAAGTGGGTAAAGGTGGCGGGCTGCTAGTTCCGTGCCCGCCGCACGGCTGAAAGGTGCTAAACGCCCCAAATCAATTAAGGGGCCAAGCGTTTAGCGCAGGTGTTTTAACCGACTAGCCAGTACCAACGCCTGTCAAATGAACGGCCCCAACAACTTAAATGTGCTTATCAGTACGCTTCCAATCAAAGTGCCACATGATGCAAGGTACCGGCGGGTTGTACACGCCAGTCCTGTCGTTGTACACAGGCAGCTAAGCTAAGCTAAGCGCGATGATCCCGATGCTTAGTCGTCCGTATCCCATTGGGCGGCTACCGAAGCTGCAGTAGGACGGGCAGGCATTTCCGGGGTCTTCGGTGCCGTGCGCAGGGTAGGCTCCGGCGCAGGAGGCTCGCCGTTACCGCTCTTGGGAGGACGCCCACGCTTCTTAGGTGCTGGAGCCGGGGGTTCCGAGTCCTCTGGCGGGGTTGCTTTGGCTGCATCCTTGGCCACCTTCTCCATCGTCTGCTTCTGGAACGGCTGGGCTGCTGCTGGTACCTCCACCGTCTTGTCCATCTGCGCCACGGTCATGGTCACCGCTTGCAGGGCCTCTGGCAGCTTACCTTGCTCCTGTGCAAGGGTGAATTCCTCACCAGTTAGCCACCGCATCGGCTTGAAGAACAGCTTCGGGCTGGCGGACTTAACATCGAACTTCAGCCGGGTAATCAGCTGCTCCATGTTGGCGTTATGCGATGCCAACAGCCGGGCGTAAGCCTGCAAGGGCATGTTGCCACCTTCTTCCTTGCCGAACAGGGACTGCGCCGGGATACTCAGCTGTAGTACATCCCCTTCCATGTCGTTAGCCAACGTCACCGCTACACGCTGTGAGAAGCGGCAGGCGCGGGTGTCTTCGTTACCGGAGCCTTTGATGTTCTGCGGACAGGTAGCGCACTGCTCGGACTGCTTCACTGCTGCAGAAGCGTCGGGCTTGGTGCCGTCTGCCGACCAGCAGCTAGGCGCAGTGGGGTTTTCCTCGTTGTAGCCTTCGGCGTAGTACGTACGGCCAATATGTTCGGCTGCACGTACAAACACTACGTCCAGATACCGCTCTTCGATGGAAGCTACTTCCTTGCCGCCAGCGATCAAGCGAAACACGCCACCCTTAATGGAAATCCGCTTGCCAGTAAAACCGCCACCACCTTGCAGCGACTTCGTTAGCGCCGAGACTTCCTGCTTGGCCACCGCATAGTCGGGCCGCGACTGCGGGGTAAACATCGTTACATCGGTAGTTGCCATAGCGTCCTCTTAGTTAGGTTTACGTACTGATACAACAAACTCAGTCTCTGCGCTCAAACCGGGCGGCACGGTGCCGGGGTTTTCCTCCAGAAACTTAGACATATTCCCCTGAGCGATGCGCTTCTCAAGGAACGCAATGGTGCCTTGCCGCAGACAAAACTTCTCAAATTCTTCCCAGTCCTGCGTCCAGTACCGCGTTTTCTTCCCAAGCACGGCGGTGCCGAACTCGGTTTTCATGCTGGTAACGCCAGCCGCCTGCATCTGATCCTTCATAGCGTTGGCGATTGCTTTCTTCTGCTCGTCTAAATCAGCAAGCGTAGCTTCGTAGGTGCGGGTAAGCTCCTGCGCCGCACTACGGATCTTGATGTAGATCTTAGCCAGCTTGTCCATCGGTAACACTGGTTGGTCCATGGCTGTGTTCCTTACGGTATGTGTACTTGTCTAATTTGCTGCTCTATCT